CCGTCCCCAACCTGCATGTCAGCAATGGACGCGAATCTTTGTCCTGCTTGAACTACAATTCCCATCAATTGCAATAATGTAGCCGATGGTTCTTTGTAAGGTAAGAATACGAATGCATCTTTTAGATTACCACCAGGAGTGTCAACATCTTTAAATTCACCTGGTTGTATATTTGCGGCATCATCTTTTACTCTGACACCTCTCTGCTTAAATCCCGCGGGTAGGTTGGATAATGTTCCAGCGTCTAATAACTGACGGAGAGCCGCAGTTGCAGTACGGCTCAATCCGCCAATCATGTGTATTAATCCTAAGCCATAAAATCCTAGTCCTGGCAGAAACTTGAAGTGGACAAAATATTGGACTTTATTTTTCTTTGGATCATTGGGCGCAAAGTTTCGTCTAATAGACAAAACTTTCCTACTGCCTTCCTCGATTGTAACGATGTAAGGCAATTTTATTCCCGTTGGTTGGCCATCAACGCCAACATCTTCGAAGCCTTCTAAATCTAAATTTACATGACACTCTAACAGAGTATACATTGCTTCGACTCTTTGGGATTTTGTAAGACCTTCTAGTTCTCTTTCTTTTTCCTCCAACTCGTTTGTATTTGCAGCTTGAGGTTTTGGAAGGTCAATATCTGAATAGAAACCAGCAACTTGCTGTTTTCTTAAATCGTTTTCTGAAATTTTTAGTACGTGGATGACTGCTTCCGCATCGTCTAATGAGGTAGCTGTGTACGGAACAACAAGGTCATCCGCTGGTACAAACTTAGAGACTGCTCGTCCTAATAAATCGTCGTAATAAACTTTTTTAAATGTTGAACCTGCTAGAGGTAAATAAAATAACATTTGATCAAACTCTGGCTCATACTCTTTCATTTGATCCATAAGTTGATAGTTCATAAAATTTTTAACTCTTTGTGATTGCTGTTCTTTCAATGGTGAAGAAACACCCATTACTTGAGTTCTTACTGGTCCATCAGCTGGGAGTAACTCTTTATAAGCGAGCGCCTGAAACTGAGTAACAGCTTCAGCAAGAACCGGGTGAGTGGCACCCGACGCGCCTTGAAAAGGTTGGGTTCTATTTTCATACTTAAAACCTAACAGATCTAAACCTACAATGTAAGATCTTTCCCAATCTTTTCTGGACATTTTATATTCCATGTAGTTAGTTTGTAACTGACTACCAATTGGATCTGTTACTTCTTCAGGTAATAATTCGTTTAGGTTTGCGTAAAAATCTGTTTCATCCGGCATGGGCATTGCCATCGGATCAAAATCAATTGTTGCACCTTCTTCGTCTTCAGTAATTTCTACTGGACCTTTTGGTGTCTCTTCAACAATATTTATGTTTTCTTCCGTCTCGTTAACAACTTCTTCTGGTTGTTTAACGTTCGGGAGCGTTTTATCGATATCTGCCATTTATACTCCTATATATTCTTAACACGTTTTAATACACCTGGCAACCCATCAGGTAATGGTCCAGATTGTGGTGGAATAGCACTCGGTCTTCTAATGCCTGCAATTCCTCCACCTGCGTAACTTATTTCTTCTTCAAAAACATCAAAATCAGGTTGATAAAAACCTCTTTTTAAAGCTCTTTGTTTTTTAGCTTCTTGTTCTTTTGCCATGGCGTCTTGCATATATTTTACATCTGAAAAATATTTATCTTGATCAAACATTTGACCCGATTCTAGTTGTGGGTTTACTCTTAAAAAAGGTTGTGCAGCTTTATCTGTTTCAGCCATAGCGTTTTCTAACATTTTTTGACTTTGAGCTATGCTTCTGTAACCTCCTGCTGTTTCTAATCTTTTACGCATTTTTTCTTCTTTAGTTCCAGCATCTTCTAGTGCTGCTATTTGTTTATATCTTAAATCTTTATCTCTTAATTGTTCGTCCATAGATCTACCAAAAAAACCTAACGTTGCATTAGAAACAATTTCTTGTTTGTTTGCGCCTCTTGCCCAATCTATGGTAGCAAGTGGTGCAGCGAAACCAATTTCTATAAGCGCACCATAACCAGTTGCTTTTGCAGCTCCTTTAACTGTGTTCATTATTTTTCCTAAATTTTGAATTCTTCTAACTGCAGCGTTGTCTCCTTGGCTTGCTTTCTGCATTGTTTCTTTCATTGATTTTCTGTAAGAGTTTGGATCATCACAATCGACTCCCTCTGACAACGCACAGTCAAAACCCGCTTTTCTTAAATTTTTAGTTAACCCACTTAAAAATTCTTTTTGAGTTTTCATATCTTTTGTAACTTTCATACTGTAACCAACATCCTTGTAACTTTTTTCAAAAGCTTTTTTTATTTGTGGATACTTAACAAATCTTGTATTAAAACCTTCTATAGATTTACTTGGTGGATTTTTAAGATCAAAACTAGGGAGTTGCATATTTTTCTTTTCAGCTGCTGTTAGGTAAATTGGTTTAACGCCTTTATAGTTTTTAGGCACTATTCCATTTTTTTTAAACATTTTATATTGTGTTGAGTCTTCTCCATATTGTTTAATGAAATCTGCTCTTACCTCACCAGGATTAACTGGTTGATTTAAACCTCTGACTTTTTCTTTTTCAAAAGCTTCAACTAAATCATTCGCTGCTTTTTTATCTGCAGCATTTAATTGACTATATTTTCTACCTTTAAATATTTCTTGTAATTCTCCATGTGTTCTTGAAAGTGCAGAATCAATGTATGCACCTTTGATAGCACTATTAACATCTGTTCTTAGTTGTTGTGTAAATAAAGCGTATGGTGCTAAATTTCCTTGACCAGGAGCTCTTGTTCTTGCAGAAGCTGTTAAACTAAATATTTCATCAGGAGATTGTCCTTTATCTAAAGCCTTTCTAATTGCTTGTTGGTATTTACCAATAAACGTTTGTCCTTCACCTGATCCTATTGCCTTATCAACAACGTTACCATAGTAATCATACAAGACACTAGACATTCCATATCTATTACTTCTTCCACCTATTTTTTTTCCGGTTACAATAATTTTATTTGCTTTTTCATTATTAATTTCAATACCTAAATTTTTGTACTTGTTAGTGCTATCTGACATGGCTTCTGCCATTTGAAACAATCTTCTACTTGCAATAGATGCATCACCACCAACAATTTGTGTTGCTCTTGCTAAAAGAGCTTCTTGAGTTTTTCTATTTAAATCACCTTTTAATAAATTTTGAATTTGAGTGTCATTTGCAAGATCTGTTATTTGGTTATTTATAAAAGCTAATTTTTTTTCTAAACCTTTGTCAATAGAAATTTTTTTTCTAAAACCTTTAACTTCGTTTACTAAATTTTTATAATCTTTAGATGTAAATTTTTGTCCTGTTTCATCAGTAATTCTATCTGAAATGTATTTAATTTGATGAGGTTTAAAATTATACATTTTTATAAACAACCCTTGTTCTGGTTTTCCAGGTAATTTTTTAGGACCTTTTTCTATAACTCTAGTATAAAACTGTCCCATGTTGTCAGGTAAAAACTGAGCTAATTTTTCGTCACCTGTTGTATTTTGATAATTTTTAATTGTATTAACAACCATGTTTAATTGATGTCTTTCTTTACCATCAATTCCTGGATATCTTTCAGTTACAAATTTAAAGTTTGCTATTTCAGGAAAACTATCTTTAGCAAGTGTTAAAGCAGTTCTTACTCTTCTAATATCTGGTCTGTTACCTTTGCCTCCTTTTCTCGACCCAGATCCAGTAGTAAATATTTCTGCTTTTTCTCCAAGCTCTTCTAGTCCAAATATATTACCTTTATTATTTACAATAATATTTCTAATTTCAACTGCATCATCAAGAACACTACCATATTTTGTAGCACCAGACTTATAAACTTTTACATTTTTTTCTCTGCTTTTATTTTCTGCATCTTCTATATTAATTTTTCCTAAATAGTCTGGATCTAATGAGTCTATTTGATCTTGTGTAAGTTTTCTATCACCTGCAAAACCTGAACTAGTTTTTTCTTTTTCAAGTTTAAATTTTTGTGGCGCTTTTTTAGCAGACATACCTTTATAAAAA